GCTCTGCATAGGGCAATCCACCTTGATAGTCAACGGGGGAGTAGTAATAGAATCCTGCTCGGTATGGTTTGATGTATAGAATCTCCAATCCCTCTTTACTCTTGCCAAATGCAGGAATGCGAACAGGTGTCTCCCTCCTGCTTGCTACCTCTCTCCAATCCTTTGCGTAATAGTACGCCTCAATCTCCCCGTCTTCGTTGCACCTTGCGGCTCGTAGCGTCTCAATCGGGATATGCTGCACCTCTACGATGGTGTTGTGATCTTGGGAGTACACGACCTGCAAAGAGCATTGCCCCATCATCACATAATCAGCAACAACCTTCTGCATATTTGACTTCGTGAACAAGCCACGCATCGCTGCGTACTCGCTCGGCTTCTTGGCAGAGTCCGTTGCATCCAAGCCCTTACCAAAGGTCAAATCCATCAACGAGTTGAGGATAGCATTATTGGTGGGTGATCCGTTGTACCTGTCAATCAAATACCCAAAGTAGTCGTTATTTTCTCCGTATTCAATATAGTCCTTGCCCTGCACCTCTCTAATGACAGGTGTGGTATAGGAACTGAAGTTCACAACGTGAATTTTAGATGATGATGTACTCATTGTTGTAGCTTGTTTCTTCGGTGTAGACGTTTTGGTTCACCGTAAATTTGTCGAAATCAGTTTGTGAAGTTACAAAGACTCGGTCTCTGTATATTAGATTTCCCGATGCAAATACCTTCAAGCCATAGAATCTATTGTTGACAAGGCTAAACGTGCCTGTAAGGGTCATAAAACCATTAGCAGAGGCAGCCGTAACCGCAGGTGTTGCGGTGGTGTTTGTTGATTCATCAATCAGCGCAATCGTTACACTCGCAGGGAACGTGCGTGGTATGATTACTATTGCTTGGGGCGAGGCTGATACTTGAAGGATATGCATCTTAAATAAATAACCTTTTACTTTGGATTTGTTTGAAAATAGAAAAGGGGCTTGCGCCCCCTTAACTATTCTGCCTTGCGGTAGGTTACGAGTTCGTACCTACAACAATCGTGTCAGTAGCACCTGCAAGTCCTGCGAATGGATTGGCAGTAGTAGCACCTGCGATGAAGTTGGCAGGCATTGTCTCCTGTCCTTCCATTGTCAAAGTGTAACCCGATAGATCACCCATAGCAGCACCCGTCACGATAGTTCCACCCGTTACTTCAGCACCGTTGTTCATACCCATAAGGAATGCGTTGCCGTTGTAGTCTTGAACCACAACATAAGGCCTACCATAAGCAAGCAGCTTCAATTCTTTGTTGTCCTCCTTTGTGAGTTTGGTCAACGTCAAATTCAAAGTTTGCGTGAAGAAGGTTGTGCCATTATCACGGCTTGAGTTAAAGGCTTGCTCAAAAGATGAGTTGCCTTTTACCAAGTATTGGTACGCAGAGAAAGTTCCCGAAATATCGGTCACCTCATCGTTGGTGAGGGTAATCGTACCCAAGTCACCGAAGTCTACAAAGTACACGGCACGGATGCCACCTACTACGTCTTTACAGGGAACTAACCTGCCTTTTGTTAAATCACACGCCATTGTTTCTTTGTTTTATTAGAATTAAAAAAGAGGGCGAGGACATAGCCCAAGCCCCCTCTTGATTTACATTAGCTCAGATTAAGAGTAAAGAACTACGTCAGCTCCGATTCCGTACTGAACTCCTGCGAAGAAGCGTAGGATAACACGGATGTTGGCACTTCCGTCAAGGTCAGCCATGTCAAGTACACGAACTTCGTTACGCTCATCAGCCAAGCCTGTTCCGAAGAATAGGTTTGAAGCTTCAGCAGCAACCATCTTGTTTGAAGGAAGACCGTTTGCCATAGCAACGCGGATGCCATCAAAGTACAAGTCTCCGTTGCCGTACCACATTGTGCCTTGATTGTCAACACCATTTGCTCCAAGACCCGAAGTTCCGAATCCACCAAGAGCGCGGACATAAGCCTTTGCTACGTTCTGTGGGACATAGATAGTCAAGTCCTCCTTGCCGTAAAGGGCAGAAGGGATAGCATCAGCAACTTTACCAAGCTCTGTGATTACGTTAGCAGCAGTTACGGTGGTAGCGGTTACGTCAATAACATCAGAGTCAGCAGTCATCAAAGAAAGGAATCCGCTAAACTCACCTGCACTTGCAGCGTTACCGTTCCAAATGTTCTGCTCAATCTTTTGGGCAGTCTTTGAAGCAACGTGAGCGATAAGGAAGTCAGCAAAAGAAGTAGGGATGCTATCGTAAGCGGAGACTCCCATCTGACCACCAATCCAAGATGAGTAGTAGTCTTTCTTGCAAAGCTGCAAGTTTACCTGAAAAGGCTCAACGGCAAGTACGCGGTCGGTCAAAGTCAAGGTAGAAGTTGCATCAAAGTCGCAAGTACCATCTTTTACGATGTCGTTGGTGTTCACCTTCTGCAAGGTGGTTTTGTAGTTTACGTTTGGAAGAATCTCAATGAGTCCTTTGTCCAAAGTGTTAGCAGAAAGAAGTGCAGCAGAGATATACTTCTGCGCAAAAATACCTGCATAGTTTGTGGTGATTGAAGTGGTCGTAGCCATTTTTTATATTTATTATTTGTTGATTCGTGCAAGGACTCGGTCAATCGTTTTTTGTGGGCGATTGGTACTCATCTTTTGGACTTGCTTTGTTTCGGGGTTGTGCTTGATGGCTTTCGCAGCAGGTGCGGCAGATAGTTCTGCTTTAACCGCAGCCATCTCCTCCTTCTTGGCGTAACCGCCCATCTCCTCACGCATTCCTTTCATCTCCTCGCGCATCATTGCAATTTCTTCGAGAACTCTCTCAATGATTGCAACAACCGCAGGGGCTTCTTCTTTTACCTCTACCTCTGCGAGTTCTACCTCTGCTTCGGGGGCTTCAACTTCTACCTCTACTTCAGTTTCGGTAGCGGCTTCTTTGATTTCAGCGATTACGCCTTCTTCGGTGATGACCAAAATACGGCCATCAGCAAGTAGGTGTTCGCCAATAGGAGCAGCAACTCGGTCTTCGCCACTAATGACAAACACTTCGTTACCTGCTTCAAATGATTCTGCCTCAAGAACGGCTCCGTTCTCAAGTGTCATTTGCTCAAACTTAACCTCGCGGATGGAGGACAGTTCAGCAAGGATGCGGTTAAGTATATTATTCGCTTTCATATCTAACTAATTAAAGGGGTTTTGATTATTTGTAACATTTTTAGAGGTCTTGCCATAGAGTATTTGTGGACTCCCATAGCGTGTTGATGGTCTGCCACTCCTCGCCAAGTATGACAACGCTTGTGCCTTGACCTACGAGTGAGCCGATCCCTTGCGCTTGCAATGAGCCATCGCAGCAGGTGGACTTGTAGGTGTTGTCTTTGCATAAGCATCCACGCCTGCCACCTCTCGGTGACGCAACGGGGAGTTTCATTGGTCTATACATTGCCAAGTTCTTTTAGTTTGGATTCTGCCCAACGCTTTGCAGCAAGACCTCCCCATAGCAGGAATGATATTGTACCGCAGGCTTCGCTATTGCTTTCATCGTAGTATTCTTCGGCTCTTGATAGGTACGAGTACATCCGTGTGATGGTCTCTACGCTCACAGGCTTGCCTTGTGCCAACTGCTGCGCTCTTACCTTACCGACAGGCGTTGCACACTTGTTGCCGTTCTTCTCGTTTAGTTCAATACCACGCTTCGCGTTGTTCTTCACCGCATCGGGGTAGTCAGAATACGAGGCCATCTCGGTGCGTGTTCCCGACTTCTTACGACCATCCCTTTTTATGATAGCGACAATCTGTGCAAGCATCAACGCTGCTTCCTGCTCCTCTATCTGTGCCATCTCTTGCTTGGCAAGGTTTAACTTGTCCACGAAGTATCCCTCAATAGAGAATCCTTTGACCTTTCCTGTCTTGACAAAGTTTGTCCATATTTCGGGGTTGTTGACTTTCATAGATACCATCCAAGTGCCTATTGGCAAATCAAAGCCGTACTTCTTGCTCTTGTCTTGTACGTCATCTTCAATGATCCAAGACTCTACAACCGTGAGGCCGTTGATGCCTACCTCGTGTTCAAGCGTAGCGTTGTTCTGCTTGGACTTCTGAAAGAACATCTCGCTTGCTTTGCGGATGGTGGCTTCGCTAAAGTAAACGTAGAACTCCTCTTGCCCTTCTGCTCGGTAAATGGGCTTGTTGGGTACGAGTGCTGCTCCCATAAGAATGCGCTTCTCATCGCTCTGCGTGGCGAACTCCACCCGTTGTGAGTTGAGCGCAATAAAGTCCTCCTCAATAGCAGGATATTCTACAAGGGAGATTGCATCAATGCCCGTGAGCAGCATTGATTCATCAAGTATTAGTTCAATTAGTTTCATCATCCGAATGTTGCGGTTCTTACTCTTTGGCGTTGTAGTTGTTGTGAGGTCGTTACGTCACCACCCACAACGTATGCACGGATGGGTTGGTTGAACTGACCACCGATGCTCTGCGCAAGTTGGTTCACGCCACCCTGTCCTACGACATTAAATTGAGGGGGTTGTGATGGCGCAGAAGGTGAGGTGACTGCCGCAGGTGCAGAGGTGGCTCCTGTTGGTTGTGCTGCGTTGATGTTGCGGATGGATGCAACGGTTGTTGCTGCAAGGGCTGCCAACTGAATACCACGATTGATAGAGCCAAAGGGTTCGGGTAGCGATGTACTATTC